AGAGGGCAGAACTATTTAAACCAAGAGACCAGCGTCTTAGTCGGTCTCGTAATAGGAGAAAATAAATGAGTGGAAGCCTCGGGGCCGTGCAAAACGATGGGTCCAATTATTATAACTACCGAACACCCGGCATTGCTAGCGTCGGGTCCTACCAAATATCCGGGACTCCCTATCTGACCGGGACCAACGGTTTGGCAAATGGTGACACCGATCTAGTCTCTTTTCCGGCGGTTACTCGTGCCGTCACAGTTCGCAACTTAAGCAACAGCACCTATCTTAAGGTTCATTTTGCGGTCGCTCCCAATGTTATGAGCGGCTATCATTATGTAACTTTGTCAGGATCAGCAACGACTACCGAACTTAAGATGGAAGTAAAGTGCAATCATCTGTATATTACGAATGACTGCGGTAGCGCCATTGATTATGAGATAATCGGCGAACTGACAGGCATTGGGGTGGGTCAGATGTTCCCCCTTACAGGTTCGGGCATCAGCTAGTAGCTACCTGCCGAAAGAATATTGGCGTTTAAATAATCAAATAACTATTTATTGTGATGTATTAACATCATTCATAAGGGGACTCCATATGTCTGGGATGCTAGAGCAAGCTATTATTGATGCACAATCCTTGCGTGAGGCAGCACTTACCAGTGCTGAGAGTGCAGTAGTGGAAAAATACTCTTCGGAAGTTAAGCAGGTAATGACTAAGCTACTTGAACAAGACGAAGAAGAAGTGGAAGCCACGCTGGACGTGGGAGGGGAAGAGGAGATTGAAGTAGGTGAACTGCCCGCCGATATCCCGGCCACCCATGACCCCGACACAGCAGATGACGAGATAGTCGTCATTGATTTGGATCAAATTATTGCCGCCGCCGACGCCGAAGAAGGTGAAGAGGAAGAGGTTGAACTCAGTGCGCTGGAAGTGGCCGATGAGATAGGACTTGATTCTGAAGAAGTTCTAGACTCCCCTGCCAATCGAGATGATGAGGAGTTGGAAATTACCGAATCTGAGTTGGTAGACATTTTCAAAGAGATGTTGGTTGTAGATGTAGATCAAGAAGACATTGCTCTGGGTGAAGACCTTGCTGACGCTGAAGAAGAGGACTACCAAGAAGAAGAGGTAATTACTCTTACTCGTAAAGACGGCATGGATGAAGAAGACACGCAGGTTGAAGAGTCGCTTCGCCACGAAGTTCAGACTCTCCTTGTAGAAAATAAAGAAATTAAAAAAATTCTAGTCATGGCTAAGGACCGCCTCCAAGAGGTTAACTTAGCAAATGCTAGATTGTTACATGCGAATCGTGTATTGCAAGATCCCTCCCTGAATGAGCAACAAAAGAATAAAATTGTTGAGATGATCTCGGAGACACGGTCAGTGGACGAAGCAAAGATGGTTTACGAGACCCTTCAAAAGACTTTGGCGAGCGGACAAAAGGCTGCTCCACAATCATTGTCTGAAGCAGTATCAAGAAGCTCGTCTGTGATTCTTAGTGGACGCCGGGACACCCCGACTGAAAACACTGATAATAGTCCAGTGAAAGATCGCTGGGCAACCCTCGCAGGTTTGAATAACAAATAATAAAATATAAGATTAAGGAGAATTTTTATTATGTCTATGATTGAGACACTTACAGAAGGCATTAGACAACGGTCTCTTGCCAATGAAGGTGAAGCTCTACTCTCGAAATGGGAGAAAACAGGTCTTCTTGAAGGTTTAGACGAACTTGGCCGCACAGCCATGTCCCGCCTTTTGGAAAACCAAGCTGCACAGCTTCTTAAAGAGACCAGCACCATGCAAGCTGGTGATGTGCAGGGCTTTGCCTCAGTTGCATTCCCAATCGTCCGCCGTGTTTTCGGTGGTCTTTTGGCCCAGGACCTTGTGTCCGTTCAACCCATGAGCCTCCCCAGTGGACTCATCTTCTTCTTGGACTTTGTCTACAGTGGAGATGGAATTTCGCCAGTTCCGGGCGGTCGCTTGGGTAACATGACAGATACCTCGCTTTATGGCGGTGGTGTTGTCGGTCAACAGATTTCTCAAATCGGTGTTGACCTTGCCGCTAACAGCGGTAGTAAGGGCTTTTATGACCTGAACAACGGCTTCTCGTCCCCGACGGGTAGTTTTGTTGCTTCTGGCGTAACAACCCTTGGTTCGGGCACCTATGGTGATGCCAACTCTCTGCCTGGCGGACAGTTCCACACCGTTCTTCGTGCGGACCCGACTTTGGTGTCCGGCACCAGTCGTTATTGGATTGGTAGTTTCGACCTCGAAATTCCTCGTGCCCGTGGTTTTGCAGTGCCTACCGGTTCTCGCAACGCTGACTTGACGGCATTGGCTATTTCAGGCGCTAACGGCGCTGGTAGCTTGAAATACGGACAGAAGGGCTTCTATGCTCGTCGTCTGACGCAGTTCTCGGGCTCTAGCACCAGCACTATGTTGATGGTCGCTTTAGATCCTGAAGGTGAGCTTGGTTTCGGACTGCAAACAGTTGCGGAAACTGCCGCCTCGGCTTCTCTGAGTTTCCCGACCGCCGACAGCTTTGTTGCTGCTGGTAATCCGTTCGGTGCCCTTCAGGGTTCGACCACCAAGGGTGGCTGGGGCTTGGAAAACAACCCGAACATTCCGGAAATCGACATCAAGGTGGACAGCCTCGCCGTGACAGCCGTCACCAAGAAGCTGAAAGCTAAGTGGACCCCGGAATTGGCTCAAGATTTGAATGCTTATCATAACCTCGACGCTGAAGTTGAGCTTACGAGCATTCTTTCTGAGCAAATTGCTCTTGAGATTGATCAAGAAATCCTTACGGACTTGGTCAATGGTGCCTCTGCTGGCACCCTTTACTGGAGCCGTCTCCCAGGTAAGTTCGTCAACCGTGAAAACGGCGCTGTGAACGGAAATAGCCTGTATCCTGACTTCACCGGAACGGTGAGTGAATGGTATGAGACTCTCCTGGAGACAATCAACGACTTGAGTGCTCGCATTCATCGCAAGACGCTTCGTGGCGGCGCAAACTTCGTGGTTTGCTCTCCGGAAGTTTCTAGCATTCTCGAATTCACCAGTGGCTTTAAAGCCAATGTTGAAGTTGATGGAGACAAGGGAAGCTGGGGTGCTGTCAACATCGGTTCTTTGAGCCGTAAGATGGACATCCATGTGGATCCTTACTTCATTCGCAATCTGGTTCTTGTTGGACGCCGTGGAAGCAGCTTCCTTGAGAGCGGATATGTGTATGCTCCGTATGTCCCGCTGCAAGTCACTCCGACCATCTTTGGTACCGAAGACTTCGTGCCCCGCAAGGGCGTGATGACTCGCTATGCCAAGCAGATGGTTCGTCCTGACATGTATGGTCTGGTGGTTGTTGTCGATCTAGTTGGCTAATAAGCCTAGCTGGGTTGAATAAAACCTAGGGAACCCCGTCCTTGTGGCGGGGTTTTCTGTTTTTATGTGCCAAGACCGGAAGACAAAACTACTTATTAGGGTTGACTCTGCCGACCTACTTAATCGAGGAATTTAGTTAATGCCAACTAACCTACAGCCCAAAAGCCAAGCCAGTGCTGTTGTATTGCCCGCAACAGGCACCCACAGTTCCGTTACAGGTGATTTAGCCTACAATATTTATTCGAGCGCCCCCTTTATCAGTGGGGCCGTTGACCAAGTAGCTTATGTTTATTCAAAGCTGGGTGGAAATATTTTAGATGTAGAGATTACACCCAAAAATGTTTACAATTCTTATGAAGAGGCTTGTTTGGAGTATTCTTACCTTATTAACACGCACCAGGCTAAAAATGTCTTGTCGGATATGTTGGGGAATTCGACGGGCTCCTTTAATCAGGACGGAGAGTTTACCGGATCCTACACCACCAACGCCAATTTGAAGTTTCCCCGGTTTCAGTTGGGATACGCCACACATATTGGGCGAGGCGCAGGGCTTCATGCGGGAGTGGGAGCCTCCCAGCAAATTTTTTCTGCCTCTTTTGATGCCAAACATAAACAACAGGATTATGACTTGCAGGCTATCATTTACAGTGCCTCTTTGGAGGCTAATTCTGACTTCTACAGCAAAGTGGGTAAGGCGGCAGTCACCATTCAAAAGGTTTACTATAAGACTCCTCGTTCCTCGTGGTTATTTTTTGGAGGTCAAGCCATCGGCACCGTGGGCAATCTTTCTACCTACGGCATGTATGCAGACGATAGCACTTTCCAGCTAGTCCCTGCGTGGCAGAATGTTCTTCAGGCCTATGCTTACGAAGAAGACATGAACGTGAGAGCCTCCCACTATTCGTTTAAACTAAATGATAATAAGCTTCGAATTTTCCCTACCCCTAACGGCACCAATCCTAAAAAGTTTTGGGTGGATTTTCGAGTCTCCGAGGACGCATTTGATGAGCCTGCGGACAGGAAGTATGGAGCGGATGGCGTAAACAACATGAATACGCTGCCTTTTCCGAACGTGCCCTATGAAAATATTAATAGTATTGGCAAACAATGGATCCGGCGCTTTGCTCTTTCTCTCTGCAAGGAGACTTTAGGACAGGTTCGTTCTAAGTTGGGGAGCATCCCTATTCCGGGCAACGATGTCACCCTTAATGGGCCGGCGTTAGTGTCGGAAGCCAAGGAAGAACAAGCTGCGTTGCGTGAGGAGCTTAAGACCGTCCTTGATGAACTAGTATATGGGAAACTGGCTGAGGGCGACGCCGCTCTTCAGGAAGCCGTTAACCAAACTATAGCTAAAATTCCCCACGGAATTTATGTAGGATAGATAGATGGCGAACAACCGATGGACTCAGCCTAATTCTCCGCCACCTCCGCTATTTGTAGGACAAGCGGAGCGCAGTTTTGTCAAGCAGATTAATGATGAGATCATCGAGAAGATTATTGGGGAACAGGTATTATATTTCCCTATCGACGTAGAGCGTAGCGATTATCATAATCTTTACGGAGAAGCCATCAAGAAGACTTTCCTTCCGCCTATACGAGTGTATTCTTTGATTGAGTATAATGGCTCCGATAGAGCACAAGAACGTTATGGGTTTGATAACTTGTATAACATCACAGTTCATTTTCACAAAAGAAGACTCACCGAGGATCAGAATTTATTTGTCAGGTTGGGAGACTTTATGCAATATGACGACATGTATTTCGAAATAGTAGACGTATATGAGCCCCGATACATCTTTGGGCAAGATAGTGCTTTTACTGCGGACGAGACTTCTATGGAAGTGACGGCTGTTGGCAAGGAAGCCCGCCGAGGATTGTTCGATGCCAATTAATACCCCTCTTGATCTCGACCTAAATGCTGTATATCCCCTGGCTCCATCTAAGCTGGAAGATATCGATTATGCTATCTATAACTATATCAATGATGAGCTAGATATTTTCACCGATTCTAACCAAGGATTTACAAAAATACCGGTTATCTATGCTATGCCTGAGCGGGCTTTCCAGATCAAGAATAGCCCTACTTTGCGCCCTAACGGCCGCACGCTGGAATATCCTTTGATTTCTATCTTGCGGGAATCCATTGTGAAAAATCCCGATAACAAAGGGCGCTACGGAGTTTATGTCCCCCCCTATTTTGATTACTACGACCGGGGGGGTTCTATTGATATTGCCCGAGTAGTTAATCAAGACAAAACTAAAAACTTTGCGAACGCTAATGCAATCCGAAAATCATTTTCTGGGCGTGATACGGAGTATAAAACTTTTCCAGGGGTTAATAACCAAATTGTTTACGACACTTTGTCTGTCCCTATGCCCACGTTTGTAGAGGTAACCTATAACGTTCAGGTGATCGCCGAATACCAACAGCAGATGAACACCGCTATCGCTAGTTTTGCCGCTCAAAGTGGCTCTCCTAGTGCCTTTAGTATCAAGCATGAGGGCAACTCCTACGAAGCATTTATTGACCCGAGTTTTTCGTTAGAAAATAATGTGGGCTCTCTTAATACGGAGGAGCGCATTTTTAAAACAGGCGTCACAATCAAGGTTCTGGGTTACCTTATCGGTGCTGGCAAAAACCAGGAAACCCCCAACGTGGTGCGCCGCCAATCGGCTGCAAAAATAGAATTTCAACGAGAGCGGGTAATGCTCGGGGACATTCCAGAATATCACCCAGGACGAAAAGATAAATATCGTCCCTAGAGGCTGCCGTCATTTATAAGGAGATTGGAAAATAATGCTACTATTTATTAGTAGTGTATTCCAACACCACGACTACTTTGATAGTGCTTATAATATAGGAGAACAAGGCTTTGGCGGACAACCCTTCAAGAAAATTTAAGTTCATCTCTCCGGGCGTCTTTATTGACGAAATTGACAACTCCCAGCTACCAGCTTCCCCTGCGGACACTGGTCCTGTGGTAATCGGTCGCTCCCTTAAGGGACCTGGCATGACACCTGTTACAATAACTTCCTTCTCGGATTTCGTAGATACGTTCGGCGAGCCATTGCCCGGCGGTCAAGGCGGAGATATTTGGCGAGAAGGCAATAAAACTGCCCCGACTTATGGAGCATATGCTGCACAAGCCTGGTTGCGCAATAACCCCACTCTTACATATGTTCGCCTTCTAGGCGAGCAGCACCCTGACCTGACTAGTGACGCAGGCGAAGCCGGCTTTAAGGTTGGTAGCATGACTACTGGTGATCTTACTAGCACTGCCAACGGCGGCGCTTGGGGACTGTATGTGTGGCCTTCTGCCTCTACCGGAGGTAATGATGGTGGACCTGCTACCACCGGCTCCTTGGCTGCGATTATGTATCTTAAAGATGCTGGCGGCAGAGTCCAGCTTTCAGGTAATATGTTCCTCAATAGCGATGGTTCGACTGTCCGTCCCACCGGAAGTTCCGCTGTGCTGTTGAATTCCAATAGTGACGGAACAATTGTCATCCAAAATATTACTTCGGACGCAAGTTTGGGACCGAGTAGCGGAACCAAGTATAGAGTTAGTCTGGATCCGGCTCGTGGAGACTTTATTCGTAAAGTCATCAACACCAATCCTACCCTGCTGAATACTAGCATCACGCCGAGTTCAGGACAGCAAAACTTGTGGGTTGGGGAAAGCTTTGAAAGAGCACTAACCATGAGTGGCTCTACGTCTATCGGGGTCCTGGGTTCTGAGGGCTATACTGCCGGGAGCGGACTTGGAAATACCTACTGGGCGACCATTCTTCCCATGCGAAATCAGGCCGACACCTCAGACGTTCAAAATGATATGCGTTTGGCAAGTCAAAAAGGGACCACTGGCTGGTTCTTCTCGCAGGACTTGAGCACATTGCCGGGAGCTTATAGTGTGGGTAACATGCAAAAGCTTTTCCGCTTCGAATCTCGCACAGGCGGTGAATGGGTGCAGAGTTCGGTTAAGATTTCTGTGAGTAATATTTCCTACCCCCAGGGAGCTTTTGAAGAATACGGGAGTTTCTCGGTGCTGGTGCGAAATATTAACGATATTGATAATGCGCCTACCGTGTTAGAGCGTTGGGACAACCTTACTCTTAATCCCGCTTCGCCCAACTACATTGCCAAGCAAATAGGCGATCAATACGAAGCTTATGACAGCACGACTAAAACTAACCGTCGCTATGGGCAATATGCTAACGCCTCTAAATATATTCGAGTGGTGATGGATGAGTCAGTTGACCGTGCTACCACCAATCCGGCCTATATACCTTTTGGTGTCTATGGTCCTTTAAAATATAGAGACTGGGGATGGATCTCCGGATCTGGCGGATTTAGCGATGTGACCTCACACACCAGTGCGTCCAATAGTTCGCTCCAGACAATTACCGACAGCGGTTCGTCTGTTCGGTTTGCCATCGGCGGCGGCTACAACCCCAAAGACTTTAGTAATGTGGGGGGAGTTATCGCCATCACAAGCGGCACCGTTCAGACGAACGATCAGGTGCGCCTCTCTACCATATACCCCTCGGTTCCCTTGCGTCAGCAAGATAGTTGGGGCAGCCCAAAGACTCCATCCAATGTATATTGGGGGGCATGGACGGCTCGCACGACTTCGGATACTACCCGCAATGAATCACTCCCCGATATGTTGCGTATTCGGTGTAAGAATCTTAACCCCAGCAACCCCGCTAGCACCTCCCATGATTTGGCTTTGCCTTTGGCAAGCGGAAGCTTGGGGGACTTAGATCCTTTAGAGATTGCTTGGGCATTTAGTTTGGACAACGTGTCCGGAACCTTTGACACTAGCAATAATAATATTGTGGTGGACGGCTCTGGGCTCTATAACGCTCAATACCGGACAGCGGGAGTGAGCATGACCGCTCAATCTCAGTCCAGTAACGGCGTGTCTTACAAGAATGTTATCGATGCGGGGTATGACCGCTTTACGACGGTGCTCTTTGGCGGCTTTGATGGATTCGATGTTACCGAAAGAGATCCTTTCCGTAACTCGGGCATTAGCGCCACGGCTACAGAAAAAACAAGTTATGAATTAGCGACTCTGAAGAGGGCCGTGAACATTATTGCTGATGCTGATCAGGTGCAATACAACCTGGCGACAATGCCCGGTGTCACCAATAACGCAGCAACACAGCACTTGTTGGATACGGTAGAAGACCGGGGCGATGCCCTGGCCTTGATCGATATCGAGAATGTTTACTTGCCCGACACGGAAAATGCCAATTCCGCAGCAGACCGTAACGCCTTTACGACCACTCAGATGGTTTCGGGTTTACGTTCACGAAACATCAACACCAGCTACGGCGCAACTTATGCTCCCTGGGTGTTGATTCAGGATACCAGCAACAACCGCACATTGTGGGCACCTCCCTCGGTGGTGGCTTTGGGTGCATTGTCTACCACTGATCGCAATGCGGCTCCGTGGTATGCTCCGGCTGGTTTCGGTCGAGGTGGCTTAAGCGACGGCGCTGGTGGTGTGCCAGTTTTAGAAGTCTCTCGCCGACTTTCTTCCGACGACAGGGATCTTCTCTACGATGCGGGCATCAACCCCATCGCTAAGTTCCCCGCAGAAGGGATTGTGATCTTCGGACAGAAGACGCTGCAACAGACAGCCTCGGCTCTCGACCGCATTAACGTCCGACGCCTGATGATTTTCCTCAAACGGAGAATCTCATTCATTGCCTCTCGACTACTCTTTGCACCCAATACCCGAGACACTTGGACCCGCTTTACGGGACAGGCTATCCCGGTGTTGGACTCAGTGAAGGCTCAGTTCGGTATTGAAGACTTCCGGTTAATCTTGGACGAAACAACTACAACGCCAGACCTAATTGATCGAAATATCATTTACTCTAAGTTGCTTGTCAAACCCACTCGTTCTGCTGAGTTCTTCGCTATTGATTTTGTTATCACAAATAGCGGAGCTTCTTTCGAGGACTAGAAAAAAGTTATATGAACTATATAATGATACAAGGAGATAACAACTAATGGCTGCTGAACTTTTCTGGTCCAACGTTAACGCTGATCCAAAAAGACAATACCGATTTACCCTTAACATGGGTAACATCCCTGTCTGGACAGTGAAAACAGCTATGAAGCCCAAGTCCAATGTGAGTATTGTGGAACATAGTTTTATTAATCACACGTTTAAATACCCCGGAAGAGTTACCTGGGATAATATTACAGTAACCTTGGTGGATCCCGTGGACCCGGACTTGGCCATGTCTATGTTGGACGCTCTGCGTAATTCGGGATACCAATATCCGAGCGATTCAAATGTCCGAGGAAGTATCAGCAAGTCTCAGTCTGTCCGTGATGGGCTGGGGAGCGTTACGCTGCGCCAAATTGACGGTGATGGTCAAGTGATTGAGCAGTGGTATCTTAAGAATCCTTGGATCGTGAGCATTGATTATGGTGGAACTCTTGACTATACCTCGGATGCT